TATTGCTGGTAACCTAGACGGTCAGCCAGGGCTTGTTTACAACGGCCCTCAGGGTAACTACTTTCGGGTAGCTATTACCAATGTCGATACCATTGAACATGCTATCACCGCACCTGAAGCTGCGGACACTGCGGCTCTCGCTGTGTTTATTAACAGTGAAGTCGTTGACTTCGGTGACGAAGGTTACAACGAGCATGATGCTGAGATTGCTGTTGAGAATAACCTCGATACCCTGGTTGGTCCTTTCAACGAAGGTGACGTGTTGCGCGTTGGTTTTAGTTTCACTGGTGAAGCTAATGCTGACCTCGACGTTGCTCCAGGTGAAATTACTATTACGTAATACCAAAGCCAGTTTTGGCTTAGCCCCAGATTTCGGTATGGGGCTTTCCAAAGTTGACTTGATGTGTATCTTGGCGGATACACTTAAGTAAACCTACCTCCTTCGCCAAGGGAGGTCACAATTGCAACATGCGGCTTCGGCGGCGCACGTGGTCCCTACGGGGATAATCCATGTGTCAACCAATGTTAACCAAAGTGGAGCGTCCAATACCAACCCTAACCACTTAGGAGTCTATCATGGCTTTATTCGTAGGCGACCCCTCGGCACCGACTCGTTTCGGTACTGACGTTGCTGATACATCCGACCCTCAGGGCTTGTTCCTTAAGGTGTTCGGTGGAGAGGTCTTCGCGGCTTTCTCCGAGAAAGTACACACTGCTGACAAGCATATGATGAAAGAGATTTCGTCTGGTAAGTCTAGTCAGTTCCCTAAGACCTGGAAAGTTTCTGCTGGCTACCACAGTGCCGGTGTTGAAATGCTTGGTCAAGATACCGATGAGACCGAACGAGTCATCTCTATTGATGGTCTGTTAGTATCTCACATTGGCATCTACGATTTGGACGAGGCTATGTCTCACTTCCAGGTCCGTAGTGGTTACACCGCTGAGTTGGGTAAGGCCCTGGCTCGTGTGTTTGACACCAATGTTTACCGTACTGTTGTGGCTACAGCTAAACAGTCGTCTGCACTTCCTGGTGCTGCGTCTACTAGCCCGTTCCCCGATGGTATCCGCCTCCTGTCTGCTGACGTGTCTGGTACTATTACATCCACCGCTGGTAGCCAATGGTGGGAGGTCATGCGTGGCTTACAGGTAGATGCTGACGGTCGTGATTACGATGGTCCCATTCACCTTGCAGTACCCCCGTCGACTTTCGACGCTACCCAGTATGCTCAAGTTGCAGACACAGCCGCGAACCCTTTCTTGTTCGCAAACCGTGACCTGTCCTTTGGTGGGAAAACTCCTGGCAAAGATGGACTCTCACTCCGCGAAGTGACGATGTACATGAGTAACCTTATCCCTCAAAGCAACGATACCGCCAATGGCGATGTCAAAGCTAAGTACCGTGCTGACTTCAGTTCTGTGCTCGGTGTTGCCTGGGGTAACGAGGGTGTCGGCACGACCAAACTCATTGGCATGGGCCTTCAGCAAACTCGTGACGTGCGTCGTCAGGAAGATTTCAGCGGTCGGTCACGGCCCAGTTCGCAATGAGATTTGTTGGGAGGTAGCGAACACTTAAGCGAAAGCTTAAGAACCAGTTTCGCGCATCCTCCTCCTCGTGCGCGGAAATAGAGGGAGCCTTGGAATCAATCCTTGGCTCCCTCGCCTTTCCACGTGCAGTTTTTTCCTAGGAGAAACAATGGCTACCCTAGTCGCACACATGACTGAGCTTGAGGCTGTCAATCAGATGTTACGATCTATCGGTGAGTCTGGTGTTAATGTCCTAAATTCTGGGCAGATAGATGCAGCGCAGGCGCAAGCTACTCTGGCAGAAGTATCCCGACGTATCCAAGCACAGGGGTGGCACGCTAACACAAGACGTGCTGTGTCCTTACCACTCAATGCCTCTGGTCAGTTTGTGGTTGGTGTTAATGCACTGAGTGTAGACACAGTAAACGTAACCTCAGGTAGACGTAACTCTACCCCGTCACCATCTTCGTTCTACAACGTGATGCTTAAGCGTTCAGCCGATGACACTAAGTACCTACTGTATGATGTAGACAATGATACTGAAGTGTGGACTACCCCAAGTACAATGACGGTGGATATTGTTGAGTACCTTAAGTTCACACACCTGCCACTGCTACTGCAAACATACATATACAAAGCTGCAGCACATGAGTTCCAGAAGTCTTCGGTTTCGTCCCAGGTACTCTTTCAGTTTACTAAAGAGGATGTGGATGAGGCTCAGATACACGCTAGTCAAGAAGACTCCGCTAACGAAGACAACAACATACTGAGAGACTCACCAGAGTCACGTGAGGTTTTGTATCGGAACAACCCGTTGTATACCTAAGGATTAAACTATGGGCCAGGTTATTGAGGGTTCTATACCAACTCTGTTTGGTGGAGTATCTAAGCAACCCCCTCAGGTCCGACAACCTAACCAACTGGAGGTTATGACAAACGCTCTTGCCTCGGTTGTTACTGGTGGTTTCGAGAAGCGTCCACCCACTAGGTTACAAGCTGACCTTACCTTCATGGACACCACTAAGAACTACAAGATACACCCGATAGACCGTAGTGCTTCTGCCCAGTTATTTGTAGCCTTCGAGATGGATACTCAAGCACCCAAGCTGTATGTGTTTGACGCAGTGACCGGTACACAGAAGACCGTGGTCATAGGTGATAGTATACACAGCCTCGCTATTAACAATCCGGACTGTGATGCCACGGGTACACTTCAGTACAATGGGGCTGACCTAGTTCATATACTCTCGTGGGACTCGAGTGAGACCGCGATTGACTGGACGTACGAAGCCTCAGATACAAACACCGTGTGGAACCTAGAGGGCTCGGCAGATAATGCTACATGGAATACCCTGGCTACCGGTAAGACCGGAACCTCTGGTTCGTTCACCACTACTCTAGATGCCGTTACTGCAGGTGACCATAAGTACGTTCGAATTAATATAACCACAGGTGCTGGTACCTCTGATGACATACTCACAGTACGTGGTGTGTTTAAGGACATGAGTTACCTGAATAACTCCGCAGTAACAGACATCAAGGTGACCTCAGTTGCTGACTTTACGTTCATAACTAATCGCAACGTAGTTGCAGCTATGGAGTCCACAGCCCTAAACGACGAGTCAGGGACTATCGCAGGTACTGTTCAGGTGTACGGTGACTTACCCTCGACTCCTACAGTTGGAGACATCTATAAGATTCAGGGGGCGGACACTGGTGGCTTTGGTTCCTTCTACGTCAAGAACACGGTGTCTGGTGGTAAGGATGTGTGGGAAGAGATTGCTGACCCTACTGCTCAGAACGTGTTTGCCGAGAGTACTATGCCCCACCAGTTGGTGCGTAGTGCAGACGGAAGTACCTTCACGTTTAGTGCTGTAACCTGGGACCAACGACCCGCAGGCAATGAGATACTTAATCCACCACCAGGGTTTATAGGAGGGGTAATTAATGATATTGGGTTCTACCGTAATAGAATAGTACTTGTGTCAGATGAGACTTGCTACCTAAGCCAGTCTGGGGATGTGTTCGCAATGTTCGCGGCGAAGGCTACAGACGTGCTGGACTCAGACCCGATTGAGCGTGGGGCTACAACTACGAAGGTTAACATACTTCAGTACGCCACTACCTTCCGTAAGTTACTCTTCATGACCTCAGCCCAAGCTCAGTTTGAACTCGAGTCTGGTGATAGAGCATTAACCCCAGATTCAGCCATAATGAATCAGGCGACTACGTACAAGGCCAGTACTATAGCGAAACCCGAGTCCAAGGGCGACGTTCTGTTCTTCGCCGCAACCACAGAAGACTCAGCAGTAATCTACGAGTACTACTTCCAAGACACTGGCTTCAGTAACACCGCACTGGACATAAGTCGACACATACGTACTTACATACCTAACGACGTTTATGACATGGCAGCAGACCCAGCCTCTCAAACCCTCTTCTGCCTAAGTACTGGTGAATCTAATTCCCTATTTGTATACAGGACTTTCTTCGATGATGGAAACAAACTTCAGTCAGCCTGGGGTAAGTACACGTTTGGTGCTACTGAAGCTGATGCCTACATTCATGGCATTGGGTTGTTCTCAGGTTGGATACATCTGGTTATTGAACGCTCTGATGGCAATATTTACCTAGAGACATTCCCTATTGAACGTGAGGCTATTACCACCGGTATGCCTTACATGCCACTCATAGACCAGAGAGATGAGATACTGGGGGTGTATAACTCAGGTACGGGCCTAACAACCTGGACCACAACCTGGAGTCACGACGACGATGCCGAGGTTGTGTTGGGGGTAGATGGGTTAATACCAGGGAGAACCCTTAGCGTATCTTACCC